CAAGTTATTTTGGGGGGAATAATTCTTCCAACTGTAATAGACAAGCGATACAACATATCTCCCTGTCAGTAACAGACATCATTTTAAACAAGCTATCCGCAATTATTAGGATAGCTTGTTTTTTTATTGTGTCATCAATTTGTAGATCATAAAAATAATTTAACAAATCTTTCAAAAGAGCTTCATGATCAGAGTCGAATAATTCCTCGTTCTCAATAAGAAACTTTCTTGTATCCAGTGTCTTACCCGACTTGAGATTATTATAAATTAATTCTAATGTCTCGTTAGTATCCTTCTTTGATTCAATAGTGAGGATACCAGACTTAGAGAACTTCTCCAACTCATTGATGCATTTCCTGATATCGGGAAAATGACTTCTGATCAGATTTACCAGATTCTTCTTCTGATCGTCAGGGATCTCGATGTTTTCTCTTTTGAGAATTTCCACACATCGACGAATGACATCTTTTAAGGATGTGTGGAGAGTGAGATTTTGGCAACGAGACTGTAGAGCAGGGATAATACGGTGTTTGTAATTACCTGTGAGGATGAATCGTGTAGTGGATGAATAAGACTCCATTACGTTACGTAGAATCCCCTGTGCCTGTTTGGAGATACCATCTGCTTCATCCAGAATTACAATTTTCAATCCACCATCGAAACTCATTGTTTGGGCAAACCCAATAACTTTCTCTCGAATCGTGTCCACGCCGTTTTCATCAGAGGCATTAATATAAAGATAATCACAATTCAAAATATCTTTAGCGATGATTTTGGCAAGACTGGTCTTACCGCTTCCAGCAACACCAGTCAATAACAAATTCGGGATATCTCTACCAAAGTTTTGGATTATTTGTCTTGTTTTATCATCAACCATCAGATCATCCAAAGTCTGTGGCCTATATTGTTCTACCCATAAGTCGCTCATATATCAATACCAATAGCATGGTTTGATCGTTTGTCAATGGTTCGGACAAGATTTGCACAGTCTAATAGACTATCATGATCACCAATGTCGAACCAAAAACCATCAAGTTTCTCAACATTGACACCTTCCTTCTCATTCATCAAGCGAATGAGATCAACGATTTCCAGTTCTCCTCTTGCTGATGGTGCGACCTTTTTAGCCATTTCAACCACTTCATTGGAAAATACATAAAGACCAATCACAGCATCTTCTGAAATAAATTCTTTAGGTTTCTCCACGATTCGTTTGATCAAACCATTTTTATCGGTTTCCACCACACCATATGCTGATGGGTCTTTTACTTTGTAAGTGTAGATCGTATTCGATTGGGGATAAATCGGTGAGTTGCCGATGATAATATTATCACCGAGAATCAAACAGACTTCATCTGCATCTTTAATAAATTCTTCACCAACAATAAAAGCATCGACAAGACCACGAGGTTTATCCTGAATCGCATAAGTCAGATTCAGACCGAATTTACCACCATCTCCCAACAAAATCTTAAATTGTTTTTGTTGTTCCTCATCAGCATTGATAATAAGGATATCTTGATAACCCATCTCCTTCAGTGTTTGAAGGGGATAGGCGATTGCAGGTTTGCGGTAAATTGGTAGGAGTTGCTTACTAATAACCTTCGTGATCGGGTATAGTCGTGTGGCTTTTCCTCCAGCTAAAATTAAAGCACGTTTACTCATAATCTCCTCCATCATTCGCGATAGCAGCTATTCTTGCTTTCTGGTCAGCTACGATTTGTTCACAACATTCAATGATTGCTTGTTTCTCAGTTCTGATTGGAAATATTTCTTGCAATTTACTGGTATCCAATACACAATTAGAACGATTTGCATGTGCTTTCAATTGTGATCTATCTCCCAATTTCCAATTGGAATTGTGCATACCATATGATTTCAGAATCTCACAAATCTCCTCAGTTTTCAATGGTTCAGGATTGGTGATATTGTAAATCTCTCTACGAACCCAATAAGTATCATTATCTAAGGTGCTAACAAGGCATTGCACAAAATCACAAAGATCGGGAATGTATGTCTTGGAATTTACAAGATTCAATAAATCATTATAATTTTTAATTTTAGTGAGATAATTTCTATATGAATTATCTTGACCAAATGGCATTCTAATTCTCAAAACAATACCTTTCAAATCTTTTGCGAGATTTTCGTAAGCATGTTTGGATTTGGAATAAAATGAGCTATAATTCTGAAACAATCCAAAATTGGGAGTATCTTTTTCTGACCACTCTTTGTCGTATCCATCATAAAGACAACCAGTAGAAACGTGGATATAATAGATTCCCAATGAATCACACGCTCTATTAATTTCCAAAGGAACAGTGGTGTTCAATTTCCAACATTCTTCTTTTTCCAATTCTGCTTGATCCACATTAGGTTTACCAGTAAATCCTGAACAATTTATTACCATTTTAATATCATTATTGAGAATGAATTTCTTCAATACTGACATGTCATGGTAATCCAGATCGTTTCTTGATTTAATTTGGATGTTAAATGATTTAGATTGTAAATGGTTAAAAAGGTAATTACCAATGTAACCTTTTCCTAAAATTAAAATATTATTGCTCTGGATCATATTCGTTTTCGATAAATTCTCTAATGTTGACCAAGCTACAAGTATCATTCTCTTGAATGAAGTCAAGCGCACCTGCACAGAAATCTTCAGCCATTATTGAAATTTCCACATCTTCAATCGAATCAAGAAAATCTTGAAAGTCATTAATAGATTTGATAATTTTCTCCTCGTGAGTTTCCAATTTTTTAAGTATTGTGTTTTTCTTCATAATTAATTATCAAAAAATGTTATGTCAATATCAAATGATTTTTCTTCTCCATCGATAACCACTTTCGTTTGGGTTCTATCAATTTCTTTAATTTTATCAATAAATTTAGCAATATCTTGATTGATAGACAGAGGCAAGTTCTCAATTACTGAAATTCTATCTTTGACAGACAATTCAGAGAAGCCCAAAGATTTGTCACCGAATTTCACACTCTTGACGAATTTGACAATTTCAAAGGTGAATAGATTAGTCAGATTCTTTCCAACATCTTTTTCTCCATCTTTTTTCAGAATATCAATTGCATAATTGATGACTTTATTTTCTTCAGATAATGTAGGGGTGTCCAATTCTACTGTCACTGCTCCTTCGACAATATGTTGGAGAGGAATATCAATTTTATCTAAAATTTTGATGTCTCTGATATCAATCTCTCCTTCTGATGTTTTAACGATGTCACCTAGACTTTCTTTTCTCAATTTTAAAATAACAGGGATTTTATCAACAACCAACCAATCATTATTTCCAGTGTTTTCAATAATAATATCATTCAACATTTTTTGGAATTTCAAGACACCAACAGTTCCTTCTGTGAAAGTTGAAATAATATTTTTTTGTTGTTTGAATGACAAAGGAACACAATCAACTTTTTCACCAGTAGTGATACGATTTACTTTGAATTTTGTATTTTTTAAATCTTGGATACTTTCCAAGAAGTTCTTAACATTATTGTCCATGCCCGTATTTACTGCGACAAATCATTTGTCAACTAAAAAAGTGGCATATTTTCCGTTGGAGCTTCACCTTTCATTTTATCTATGTAATATTCAATATCCATGATGGTAGAATCCATTAAAATTTCACCATCAATTTTCTTTGAAAGATAATATATGATATCTCGGAAGTAATCCATATCATAAGAATAAAACAATCCTTTAATCATTTCGTATGGTAAAGATGTTAAGAAGTTGATTTCCATGTTTTCTAGTGCAGCGTTTTGTAAAATGATTTTTTTATCCTTTGCATTTATTAAAAATTGTATCATTTTATTATAGAAATCTGCTGGTAATTTTTCCAACATTTCATCTTTTACTTCATTTGATAATTCTGCAAAATCAACAACAAAATTGCCGTATTCTATTTTTTTAATAAAATTGGATACCGATAGAATATTCAATTCTTTTATAAATTTACTTGGGATATCGACTAATACTTTTATATTCGAATGTTCAAACCAAGTGGGTTCGGTAACAAATTCATTCAATTCCTTTATGAGATAATCTAATGATATTTTTATATTTTTCTCTTTTATATTGAAATTGATGGTATATGAAACATACTTCTCCCAATTCTTTAAGATGTTTATGAACTTTTCATGTGTATTATTACCTTTGAATTTATTCAAATAATCCACGAAGAAATCCTCATCTTCCTCCAAACATTTTTTTATATCTTTGATTGTTATCCTCATTACACAGCAATCTGTTCGTAATTCTGACAACCAAATGTCACGGATTTCACAGGAAATTCTGTATTTTGATAGTCCATCGTAAATCCTTCAACACCAGTGGGAAATGCTTTTCTAAAGATATAACCTTTTCTCAATTCACCACCGTTTGTGTATTGTTTCACTGTAATATCAGCTTTGAGGTTTGCACCTGCTTCGATTAATCCTTTTATAGATGTAGCAATAATCCAAGGTCTGAAGTATTCATGTTCCAAATCTTTTCTAGTCTCTAAAAAGTTTATAGAAAAGCTACGAGACAAGAAATCTTGTCTACTGTTCAAAACATATCCAGGTAAAAATCCACCACTGTTTTCACCAATTGAACTGGAACCAAAATTAGCTCCTTCAGTTGGAATTGTCACTGATTGTGCTGGTAAAATATTACCATTTTTTGTCATGGAATTAGGAGTGATCTTAGCTCTCCATTTTTCCTGTGCTAACTGTAAATACTGGTTTATGGAATCATTTGATACTCCATCAATGGATACTGACCACAATACTGGTATAGAAAGACAGTATCTAGCG